CCGATACTTTTAATTTAATCACATTCCTCCATTCTTCTTTTAATTTTACATGAAAGTCGGCAATATTGAATCCATCTAATTCTGGATACCTTAAATATTGTGACTTACTCCAATACTTCCCAAATAAATCAGATTGAACAACGACTAGAGAACTTAAATCAGTTGCAATAAACCGATTTACTTTTTTATTCTTAGATGGTTCAACTAAAATGAAATTGTTTAAATTAGTTTTTTTATTAATTATTTTTTCTATTATTTTATTCATTTTTTTTACTCCTTAAAAAAAATACCCGCCAAAAAATTGACGGGTATAGTAAATTGTTGTGAGAGATTTTATGCTTCGACTAAATCGTTAGCAAGATTTAATAGTTTTGTGTTTAAATCGACAAGTACCTCCATAGATTTAATTTTTCTAGTTCTTCTTAACTTGCCTTTTTTCGAAACAATATGCAAGTTTCCCCTAACCAACGACTCTTGAACTCGATTCAAAACATTCCAAAGATTGTCTTCTTTTTGTTCAAAGTGTAAGCATCGCACAGATTCTTCTACAGTACTTTGATTGAACTGCTCTGAATCGTATCTTAACTCGATAGCTTTTTGAGCGAAAACTTTTACTTGTTCTGGGGAAAGAACTTTTTCCTCGAAACGTCTAATTCCATTTGCAAATTTATTTACCAGTAAATCGAACTGAGAAATAAATGTTTTCATCGCTTGAAATCCGTTTTCAGAGTGCCGGATCGAAATTGCATTTCCTTTTCCCAGCATATCTTTGGAAAATAACTGGTTAGCACAAGCCACGACCATACATCCGATAAACAACTGCAAACCGGAAGTACCGTTATGAGAATTCCGAATGCAAAACTGAATTGATTTCTTGCCATCACGAAAATTTGGATGTTCCATGATGATTATATGTTTCTGAAAACCATCGATTCCTCGCTCGATAGATTTCTTTCTTAAATTTGCCTCACCGGTTCTAACCACGTTCCAACCGTATTTTTCGGCTTCTTTGATAACTTCCAAAGTAGAGATAAATCTATATTTATCTGTACGATCAGAATGCTTACAAACCGCCAAAGCTGATTTTGGTAAAATTGATTGATTCATTTTATTTATTCTCCTGTTATTAATATAAGTAAAACAAATTAAAAAAGTGTCGTCACAAAAAAAATCCTCCCAAGGTTTTTAATCTTGGAAGGATTCTGAAATTAAGCTCCGTACTCTCTGCGATAGTGAGAGTAAGATTTTCCTCGACTCCCTCTCCAATAAGAGGCATATGAATCAGCGTTTCTTTCGTTGTGCTCTTTAAGCTCCTTACTGTATTTCCATCGGGCAATTTGCACAATTTCACAGAACTCTCTGTAATTTACAATTTTCCCGATTTCTGCATAGGCTTGAGGAATTGTCTTACCGTTGACATCGATAGAAAATAAAAGATTTCCATCCGAATCCTCACCATAAACCGTAATGGTTTCTTGATATAAATCAACCGAACTATCTAGTTCAATATTTTGTTTTTCTACTGTTCTCATCGTTTTTACCTCTTTCATTTATAAAAGTAAACTAAAAAAAAGTGTCGCTTAGAATAAAAAAAAAGGGAACCAAATCGGTTCCCTTAAATCTCATATTAAAGCTTTTTTCAAAATTTGCAATCCATAAGCGTTTTCACTTTCCAAAATTGGAAGCAAGTCTCGGACTGCAATTTCTTTTGTATTTTCCAAGCCATACTTTTTACAAAACTCATTTACTCCAAAACTACAAGCCCCTGTGATTTCAGAGTAAAGTCTTCTTGTCATCTTAGTATCTAAAGTGACATTGTTGAGCCGAAAGTATTTTTTGACTGATTTATCGATTTTTTTGTACAAACCTTCGATCGCGTCGCCCCATGAAATTTCAGAGTGATATGCAAAATTCCCACGAACCGCAATCTTAACTCTTTTTGCTTCAATGTCTCGACCATCTTGCACAAAAACTTCCGCATCGATCAAAGTGATTCCTTGTTTCACGGTTTTTGAGTAAATCTTTTTATTGATAATCCCGTCAATCACAAGGAATTTTCTGGGAACGCTATCAATGTCCGATAGACAAAAATTAACACTGTAAATCGATTGTGAGTTTAAGTACTTGCCTGACTTGGCAGTTTTATATCTTTTAAGCAATTCGAATTCTTCATCGCTTGCAGTAAAAACTGTTCGGTTTTTGGTGATCGCAAGGAACTTAAACTTTTCCAAAAATAACTCAGAAAGAATAGAAACCTTGGACAAATTGTACCTATCTCTCAAAGTTTCAAATTCTGCATCTTTGATTTGTTTTCTTTCGGCTCTTTTTTGCATGACAGTTTTTGCAAACGCCAAAGACTCTTTTTGCGATACATTTACAAGATTTTGTGATTTGTAATTTTTGCAAAATTCGCAAATGTCTTTTTGTGTTAATTTTTCGGAATTTACACAAAAATCGTATAAAGCTTTAAAATATTTAGTATCTGTTTTCATCGTTTTGTACCTCAGACCATTCCCAGTTGCATGGGAAGGTTTCGCTTATTTAAAGCTCATCAGTGAGGTTTTAGAATTGCTCAGTGATATGAGCGATAAATGCTTTTTTATCCATTACTCTTTCCACAACCCCGTTTTTGTTGAGCAATCCATATCTGGTCTTGTAACCAGTTATAAACGAAAATCTTTCGTATCCATACTGCTTATTTGCATTTTCAATTTTTTGCTTTAATTCTGTTGTTTTCACCGTTATTTACCTCTATATACAATATAGACTGCTGCAAAAAAAAGTCAACCAAAAAAAAATAAAAAAATCAAAAAAAAGATAAAAAAAATTAACTGCCTACCTGCCAAAAAACCCCAAAAAATGCTATTTTCCCCGGGGGAATATACACCCAAAAAACACAAAAAATAGCCGTTTTTTACCCTTTTTTAACTCTTTATTATGTCTACTTTGCTTCAAATCGCCGATTCTATGCATTTTACGGCTTAATAGGGGGAAAAAGCCAAAAAAACCCCGGGCCAAACCCGGGACAAAGTAAGTAGTGAAAGATGTTAGGGAGTTTATGAAGTCAGCAATCGGGACGCTCTAGAGTGCATTTTTTTTTGATCCCTGTTATATAAAATAAAAACGTTCTCTGCTCTATCTCACAGTCTCTTTCGTATTCCGTCCATCGTATAACGCATTGAGAAATTCTCCCACACTCTGCAAGGACAGCGGAATGACCAGCTAACGCAATGTATCTTTCGGACGGAACATAAATCTTTGACTTATATGTGATGATATCTCCTTCTCTGATTTTTGCATCCAGAGGTATGGATACGTCTTTACAAGCCAGGGCGTGTTCAGAACGCACACGGTTTGCCTGTGACTGGCAAGCAAAGAGACCGATAGTCATCAATAGTATCATACTCAACTTCAATTGCTTCTTCATATTTATCCTCCGTTATTCGATTGCATGTTTTTATTGTTCCAACCAAAATAAGCACAAATAACAAAACCAGAAATAACCACCCTTTCCAGTTTAATATCTTAAGCAATTCAATTGGAATCATTGTTACCTCCGAATTTTCGCATTAACAGCGGCATAACAACTGCAAGAGCAATACCGACTAATGCAAGTTCCGATGTCTCAAATATTTGCCCGAATATTTCATACTTATGCCTGTTAGTAAATTGCCCAATTAATATCAGTATCAAACCTATTGTCCGCCAAATGTCGTTTTTTGTAAAATAAATTCCGTTTAATGGGTTACTCATTTCTCAATCTCCATTTCGTTTTCTGAGCAATAGTTGATCGCCTCATTGTAACTATTGCATAAAACAATCAATCTAGATGTATCAGATTCGTATATTCCGTATTGGTCACCTGATTTGCATACAGAAAATTCATATCCTGCACCGAATATAAAAATTTTTATCTGAAACAAAACTTCATCTTTCTCTAATATATAAACTTTCATATTATACCTCAATCCATGCTATTCTATTTATTCCTATTTTTTGTAGCAATTCTTTTTCGTAAATATATACACCCCCAATTTTTTTTTTATCGTACGGATATTCTCCAAAAGGGTCGTTTACTTCGAATCCGTTTTCTAATATTTTATTAAATCGTATCCAGTGAGTGGAGCCCGGAATATTTACGGAGGCACCGGCTATCCTTTGATTAGTTACCATCCTTTTTTCTAGATTGTACAAAGATTTTGTCTCTAGCCACTTCAGCTTATGTTCTAATCCATTAGATTTGTAAATCTCATTCTGTATCTTGCAATGGATATCAACCGTAAGATACTCTATCCTCGACGGGAATCTTTTAAACATAGAACGAAAATTCGCCAAAAAAATATGGTAGTATTCATATGTGTTGGCAGGATAAAGAGTCGATATGCCTGTCTCAAGACTTACCGATCGCATAACATCTTCTGCAAAGTTACCTAGACATTGCGAATTCGGAAGTATATTGACACCTTCATTCTCCCATTTAATATCGGATCGTTGGTCATTTGGTGGTGGTATAAATTTTGCTATCATTGCTTTCCCTTGATTAAATATTTCCATATATCTTCAATTTTATTCAAGCTATCGGATAAGCTTGACTTAATGTCCATAATGTTGATTGCAACATAAGATTGATTTGCTTCAACTATTGCAACCCTTTTGTCGATCTCATTTATCCTCTGGTCTTGATACTTATCTATTTTCTCAAGCTCAGACAACTTTTTTAATGTTTTGTTCTCATGTTCGTCTAACTCTTTTTTAACTATCTCTTTAACTTTAGAAGAGAAGGCGTAGTACATGACTGCAAGCACTACTCCTTGCCCGATTATAAGTCCAAAAAAATCAATCCCCACGATTCTCCACTCCATAAACTATTTTGTTGATCAATGGTATTCTGACCTTGTAATCAAATTCATCGGTATAGTGCACAGCGTCTTTATGCACGAACCAGTACGGCTCCCCTTTATCGCCTGTAAAATCAGCAATGTCAATTAAATTCCCAGGATAGCAATATTTTTTAATCATCTCATTCGCTTCTTCAACCTGACTCCTGATCAATTCTTCCGGTTTGCCTGTTAGGTTTGCAATTATCTTATAGTGTATATGCGGGATCGTTATTGGATAATATTCCGAAAACTGAATATAAAGATTCATGAGTGCTAAATTCAGCTTATCAAATTTATTCTGCAATATGTTATTTCCTCCGACATTTGATATTATTTTTAAACCCCAAAGCAGTCTCCTTATCTCTTCATCTCTATAAATAAACTCATCCCATTGATCTGCACGAGTCCCCCCGATTGCAATGTTGACAGTTGGTTCTGCGAATCGTTTCATAGACTCATAGTTCTTCATCTCCTCACCGTTGCTATCTCCAATAATAACACCTTTTAGGTTAGTAAGCCTTCTGCCCCATTTAAGATATCCAATCATGTAACTTCTATAATCTGAAAGATTTGCTCCACTGCCTTTTTTGCGCTTGTAAAATCTTGCAAGTATCTTAAACCATATGAATTGAAATGTTTTATTGCTCATTTTTACGCTCCTTAAATGCAATAACTCTCGAGTCATTTTCATCGATCTCTTCCGTAACGGGAGAAAATCCACCATTCGGATCGGGTAGTTGCTCGCATGCATATATTCCAACTACTTCCGTTTTATTTTCATTAAACTCTACCCAAACTAACATTATATACTCCTGTTGTAGTCAAATTTTACTAAAATTGCTGAATATTCCTGCCCTGAATTTAATGATCTTGCCCTGAATTGCCTGGAAGAATTAAGATAAATAGAGACTCTATATCCGTTTCTATTTGGCCCACTATGACCAGATATATTGTTCCCAATATTTACAAATATTAAGTTAGTGTTTAAGTCAATATTAGTAGTATCTAATGCGGATATTCTCATAGATGCTACTGACCCATCCCGTGAATTTCTCCCTTCAATAACTGCTTCAACTGCTTTCCCATTTGGTGCATCTGTTATAGTGTAAGTTGTGGCACTCGTTCCTAAATTAGTTACATCGACAGATGCTATAGGGGCAAGGGGGGAGTATGTCACTATCTCACCAGACCCTTGCGTTCGATATGGTCTCAACTGGCTACTTGCATTCGTTGTCCAAGCTCCTATCTCTCTCTTGAGTGTAAATCCACTTGGAAGTGTCGGAGAAGAGATAGACAACGAAGCTAAAAACCCAGTGACGAGAGTCGTGGGGTTTTTGATTATATATAAAAAATAAGTCTGATTTGCTGCTATCGAACCTGTGTCGAGACCATTGAGACCGTTTGTCGCTAAATCAATAGTGCCCCCAGATGAAACCAAAACATCGGAAAATGTATCATCCCAGGTATCCCCGGCTGTTATATCAAGAACAGTATTTGGACTTCCTGTATTATTTTTTGGAACTAAACCATTGGGAAATCTTTGTTTAAGAAGTGACGGAATCCTTGTATCTAATATCATAATGATCTCCTATGTACTCTAAATTCTAGTGTACTACCTAGCCTGTTTTTAAAAAATATTTCTCCCGAAGATTCATATAAGCATAGTTTCGTGTCTACATCTGAGGTTACTACTTCGGGTGATCCATCCAGTACAACAGCTGAATCCGGAGAGCCAGAGCGAAACATAAACCTTGCATAGATTAGTGGATCAGATTCTTGAAATATTAAATATTCTCCGTTCGATGCTGTGTCAAATAATTCTGTCACTTTTATTTCATCATCATCATCTAACTCGATAGTGATACTCTCACCGGACAATCTATCACCTATCCTTTCATCGACCGCACGAACCGAAGGGGCAAGTGTTGTGGAAGGAGAGCTCCAATTAGGTGAGTCTGTGACCCCAACCGATGCTACAGCATTGTCCAATTGTGCTTTGTTTACCGCATCAGACGGACTTACTCCATCGTCTAACCCGGTGATAATGTTTCCGCCCATGTCCAGATCGCCCGACATGGAATCACCTGTTTTTGCTACTCTCGTTGCTATACCAGATAGGATCTCAGAGTCCACATAATCCTTACGTGTTAAGTCTTCCGGATTAGTTGGTGCCGAATCAGCTGTCACTGAATTTGCACCGGTTAGGTTATTTAAATTATCTATCTCAAGCCCAGAATATTCTAAATTCGGTTTACTTGCCCCTGTTTTTAAGATTCTCCCTGGAACCCAAGAAGGAGGAAGACCTACCGTATTATCTAACAACCATTCTAAGGCTTCTTGAACGTTTACAGCGATTCCCGTCCAGATAGAAGACGCAACGCCTACCAGTGTTGCACCCTTGGATATGTTATTCGATCCTAGGTCTTCTCGTATATTTGCCTCTGTCGGAGGTGTGATTATTGGATTTCCTACTGTAACATCAGGAGTAAATGCAATCGTCCCATACCATTCTGTTTTAATCACTATCGGATTCGAACCATCGTCTCTTGTTACCTCAAGATCATATCGCAAGACTAGAGTTTGTGTGGTTTTTATCGCTTGTGTCATACCAGAGGTTACGTTCGCCTGAACGATTCCTGCGTTCCAGTTGTTACCTGGATCTGTGGGGAGTATATTGAAGTCAATCACTTTCTCGTTGTTATCTGTCCGCTTAACAGCAAATCTTATTCCGACCGATACATATCCAATAAGATCAGAGACGTTGAATATGTATTTTGTAGTATCACCTCTGTAAAGCGATAGATCTTTTTGCTTTGGAAAACTCATAGTACTTGTATCTCTCCTCTCTGAAGTGTGAAATTGTCTGTTCCATTATTCACTTCTACGTCGTACTTCCATATTCCTTTTTGCACGTTTGTAGAATTAAATGTTACTGTTATGATATTGCCAACTATGCTTGTTGTCGAGTTTATTTTTGCATCTTCACGCTCTGCAGAACAATAAGCTGTGAAGCCAGCAAGAGAAAAATCAGCCTCGATCGTAAACTGCCACTGGTTATTTTGGAAGAATGTGTAGTTGATTGATTTCATGGTGTTTGAGAAATATTCAGCCAAAGTGGGGACCCTACCCCCCTGTTATATATTAGTCTGCTAATAGATGAACCCGATGGAGTGTTCCCAATTACCTGACCATGTACCCGAAGTTCGAAAACGCCAGGGGAACCAGCATTATGATTTACTATAATTACTGTTCCAGCAGTATTTGGGCATCCTGTTATATTGACATTGCCCTCTACATAATACACGAATGCGTTAGCCGATGGATTATTGTTTGAATATCCTTGAGAAGCCTGAAAAGAATTAAATAAACTGTTTAATTGGCCTCTATTGACTGCATGTGCATTTATCGTGCCAGCAGGGATACTCAGATTTCCAGTCATTGTATCCCCCGATTTTGATACCTTGCCGTCCAGTTGCCCAAAGTTCACCGCATCACCAGCGTTTGTTCCGTTTGCGAGACCGACGCCTTTGAAACCATCGAAATTCAAATCGCCTGTCATTGGCAAAGACCCGTCTCTAGATAACTTGGTAAGAAGTGCAGCTTGTTCGATGAAGAACGTATTCCTCACTGAATTGATTGAACCAAGCCCAAAATATCTATGGATTCTGTAAAATTTTCCACTATCGGAAGGGTTGAAAAAAAACCTTCCTGTGTTTAAAAAATTGATTGGATTATTGAAATCTACTGCGTATTCGTTAGGTCCCGGTTGCCCTCCGATCGGTGGTCTAACTTGCACAAGTGCATCACCAAGAGCAGAAAAGCCTGTTAAATTATTCGATGAATCCACTTCATATACTACAATACCAGAATCGGCTATATCTGTTCTTCTTTGTGGCATTTCGTTAGGCGAGAAACCAAATCTTCCAGGTAGCCCCTCGATTGCGACCGCCTGATGGACTTCCCCGTTCCCAGATCCATCTGTTCCGAGGATTTCTTGCGGAACCAATGCCCCGTTAAGCGGATCGTATCTAAAGTCTATATCTCTTCGTCCTATTAGTATGCTCATATTATTCTCTCAACATTAATTTACTTAATTCTACTTGTGCTTTAATTCCTGCAACAAATTCTCCGAATCCTGGGTTTCTTCTGGTATCCCCAAACTTAAGATTACACTTCCTCTCATGTGATTCAAAGACATATTCAACTTCATCCAATTCAAGCTCATAGTGCTTGTTCGAGAACTGATTTATGGTCATATAATCTAAAAATATTGTAGTGGTAGCTTCACACTCCAATATCTCAAATCCTATCTCTTCAATTTTTCTAATCCCCCATCCTTGTATATATATTTTAATAAGCTCGAAGCGATTAAGACCTAACGCAGCTATATCAAATGTCTTGTCTGTCCAAGAGACTCCGAACCCGACCCGAATCTTAACAGGTGTATTAGATCGGAGATAAAATGATATACTATTTCCGCCTGCAACAAGGAAGTTTAATCCAGTCTTAACGTGTGTTTGACCGATGGAATCTAGAGACAGTTCAAGCCTATGGGAGAATGCTCCATTGACAAGAGTATTATTCGACAAGGTAGCTTCAATGTCTCCGCCCGTGATCCATCCTGTTAAAGAGTCAAAATCTAACAGATCAAAATTCCAATTTCCAGCCTCAGTCACATATCCGTACGTTCCGAACTCATACCAGCGATACGGCATGTTTTTTGCTTCAGCTTTAATTGAAGGATTTTTCATAAATTCAAGCCAGTTTTCAGCGTATAACTGCCCCGTTTCGTTGGATAGCCAAGCAGGTATCTCTTCGTCATAAGCCGACTCACCATATTTTGCAATAGAAGTAGCATCCGATGCGGTGCCTGCTATAACAGACCCACGGCGACGACCATCTTTGCTCCCCGATCTAAATATCGTAATTGCATTCCCCTCCACATCCTCATCAATTTTTATAGACCCTTCTGGAAGATTAAATCCCGCAAAAAAAGTATCTATCTTTCCAGAGGGTTTCTTTTTCAAAAAAAACTGATTTTGCCCGTCAACTCCAAACCAATATTGATTCGATAAAATGTTTTCGATGACTCTTTGGAACCTTGAAAACTCCATTCCTTCAAAGTTAGATGCTCCGGCTGTAACGACTCCTGTCGTCTCTTCAATCTTAGATGCTACATATTCGACATTGGATTTATTTAAGTTATTTTCTAAAGTTTGTTTCAAAAATTCTGATATCAGGATTGAGTCTGTCCAATAAGTCGGCAATATAACAGCTTGTCCAGATACAGTAGTAGAAGCTACCCTTGAGGGGTTAAGAACTGTAATAGTATTTGAGGTGTTAGATATTACATCGAAGATCCCATTATTTTTATCTTCGATATGCTCTCTTACTACAATCTTTTGTCCTACAATCGACCCAAGACTTGCCCCTGTTAGAGTAATGATCATATTCGATCCCGATTCTTCTATTTCGCTTATTAAATATTTTTCATCGTTAAATATTTTTCTCTTCTCTAGCCTGTGAACAGTCCCATGACCTGAAAACTTTAAATTGCCATCCTCTCCATCTAGTGGTCGTTTTGTTATGTATCCAAAAAATCTTGCAACGTTTCCGAGCCTAATCTGAACTGTTGTGAACTTTAAGATCGGTTCTTCAGGCAATCTATTCAATTCGAAATCAAATGATAGACAATTCCCTCCTCGATTTACTTTAAACCTAAAAGAAGAAAATATAGTGTTCGGTACGTTAAGCGGATAGGAAGTGAAAAATGAACCATTTGCAAGACCAAAAGAAACTGATTCGTTGATATTGTCTCCTGATACAGGCTCTTGGTACAAAAACATATCCTTCCCCTGAGATAGTATCGGAGTATGAAATAATCCAATCCCGAATCCGTTCGCATAATATTCTGTATACGAACTCATATAAGTCTTCTTATCCTATAAGCAGATTGTATTTCTACTTCCTGATTCGATGGACATTCATACAATATTGTATTTATCCCGGGGAGTAGTGGAAAAAATCCTCCCGCTATCACTCTATTTTGTATAAATTGATTGCCGAGACGGATTGTGCCATTGAAGCAATCTAGAGTGATTATTTCATTTTCATTGAACCCAACCGGGGCGATAATTATATTCTGTACAGTCGATCCGTTTGTTAGCTGTAATGCGAATTCAGTGTTCGGGCTTGAATCTAAATTCTTGATCTTGAATATTCCAGCACTATCAACACTATCTTCTCTAAGCTCTATGTCAAATGAGTCTCCATTGAAGAGAGTTACAATTTCAGGAACTTCAGATATAGACTCCCAGAGAGCATCTTCCATGGTTACTTTAAGAGAACAATTTAATCCAAGTTTGGTCTCCATACCTTCCGAATAATTTTCCTTTATTTCAGAAATGGAAATTTTAGCTCTTGACCCTCTTTCCACCGAATACAAATAAAACGGTGAATTTCTTTGGTCATATAAAAATGCTCCGATTCTGTTGATCTGATAGTAGTATTGTTCAATTGACTCTTCTACTATATCAAATTTCAGATTTATCTCTTTTGATGCTTGCTTGAATGTGCCTCTCGATATAACACCGAACTGACCTTGTCTGGCATATAAAGACTTCTCGGGCTTAAATTCCAGAGGATCTCTTCTGTAATTCTGCCTTTGTTCTAACTCTAGTCTTTCGCCTCGTTTGTTTTCAATATAATATGTAATCATGCAAAGGCTCCCACTGCCATTCTAGAGTCTTCAAGAAGTATCTCTTTCACCTGTTCGACGAAGTCCATAGGATTTTCGATCCCATAAAAATTATTCCCTGTTATGTTAACAGTCTTCATACCCGATCTGTTATCTGAGACAGATCCTACAACCTCTTCGAAGTTTTGCTTTGGAACCACAAGCTCGCCGGGCATAAGCATCGCAGGCACCGAATCCTTGTTAGGCATCCCGCCAGTGACAAGACCACCTTGAGCGAATGCAGTGGCAGGAGGAGGTGGATATTGTGAAGCGCCAACAGCGCTTAGCGAAGCCATACCTGCACTTGCAACCATAGCAGCAAGAGCAATCCCAAGAGCTGGACCTAATACCCACCCGATTACAGGAACCGTAGCGGCTAACAATGCACCAGCGACTGCGGCACTCATTAGACCTTGAGCCATTTGGATCTGGATAGACGCCATTTGTGCTTGTTTGCCTGCCTCAAATGCATCTTTCCCCTGTACCCATTCAAACCGTCTCATTTTCTTCTCTAGTTGCATCTTTTCTTTGTCGGCATCTTCTTTTGCTTTGTTCATTTCAGCTTGGATTCTTTTCTCATTTTCTGCCATTGCTTCAAGCTCTGTTTTGTGGCTTTCTGATCTTACACGATCCTCTTCCGACATAGTCTCTGTAAGCTGGCGAATTTCCTGTTCCGTCATCTCATTATAACGCTTTCTAAGGTCGTTTAATGTCTGTAAGTGTTCTTCTTGTAATCTTTGTTGATTAAACCTTCTCTGTTCTTCAGAAGCCATGTTTTGGTCTTGATTTTTTAAATCTAATTCATACTCTCTTTGCAAACGCTCTGCTTCTAGCTGATACTCTTCTTCGATCTTTGCTCTAATTTTTGCTATCTCTTCATTGCGCATCTCATCACGTCGCATCTGATACTCCCTTTCGATTCGTATCAGCTCATCTTTTTGTGACTGTAAGGCGTCTATTTCCGCTTCGAACAGTTTCAACCTGTTCTGCAATTCACGGTCTACTATAGCAGTGCCATATTCCATAACAGTACCAATTTGCTGTTGTGTATTTTGGAATTTTTGTTGCTCTGCTTGTGCCATCGTATTAAGCATGTTAGAATATCCATTAATAAGTTCAGATGTGCCACCTAATATTGCTTTCAGGATTTTTGAGGCTTTTAAGCCAAAATCTTCGAATGCTTTTGTAAGTGGCTCAAACATTCCTGCATTCGCCTGCATCTCTTCTTTTAATTTTTTCAGTTGGAATTCTGTTTGCTCTATCTCTTCTGTGTAGTCATTCCAAGCGTCAGAGCCATGAACTACATAGTTGTCTCGTTCTTGTGTAAGCGTTTGATATCTTGCTTCAAGCTCCGCTAGTTTTGCGTTATACGAACCAACCATAACCATGGGTTCTGTTTCCGGACCTCGCCTCAGCCCGCCTACCCCGCCTGACGGTGCTACAGGTGAGACTTCTTGAACTTGTTTTTCAGATTCTTTTAATCTTAAAAGCTCTTCTCTGTATGCTTTGATCGCATCTTTTCTTAAATTATATGATTGAACCCACTTGCCGTTCTCCCGGATTGTATCTCCGGCATGGAAAAATGACTGTGCTTGTTCTAGTTTTAATCCTGCCGAGACCAGATCATTTATTATGCTTTCTCGTTGCTTTGCACTTACTGTTTGCACATTATCCGAAGCTTTAACAAGTTGATTAAATCTTTTTAATTGTTGATCTATGTTTTGATTATTTACGCTTTGTTCTGCGATTGATCTTGCTTGAGCTTTTCTTGCTTCTTCAGCTCTATTCCGAAGAAGTAAATATGCACCTGCTAATCCTGTTACTGCCGCTGCTACAAGACCGATAGGTCCAAGGGACATTTGAAATGTGAGACCTAATGTTTTGATAACAGGGATAACCATTTTCACGCTTGCAATTAATCCTGAACCGCCGATGATTACTGCTAATAAACCAGCCATACCAGCTGTTAGCTGAACTATAGTTTTAAAAAGTGCTGGATTTTCTTTTTTAAAATTAATTATTGAATTTATTACGCCTATCAAGGCAGATGTGAGAGATTTTATGATGGGAGTGAATTCTTCTCCTATAAGTTTTTTTAATTCAGCAAAACTACCATCAGCCGTCGACAATAACCCTTCAAGGGTCTGGCTTTGTTTTTCCATCATATTGTTAAACATTCCGCCTTCGGAGGTAGCGTCTTTAAATGCTTGTGCTACTTGTTCATAGGTTATCTTCCCGGCAGACATTTCTTTTTTTAATTCAGCCATTGACTTCCCAGTCTTTTGGGACATGACCTGCAAAGGGTTAAACCCAGCATTGATCAATTGCATCAGGTCTTGACCCATCAGTTGACCGGCACCTTTGATTTGCCCAAAGATAACAGCCATTTCACTCAAGTCCTTCCCGGTGCCCGCTGATACGTCACCTAACATTTTGATTGTATCGCCGACTTCGCTAACGTTAAAGCCAAAAGCCAACAAAGTCTTGCCTGCTCCCTGGATCTGTTGTGGAGTGAATGGAGTAGTTAACGATATATTGTCTAATTCTTTCAGAAGTTTCGTGGCAGTAGACACTGACCCGGTTAATACCTCAAATGAAGTTTTGACGGTCTCAAACTTGGCGGCTTCCATAACGACTGACTTCATGCCGCCAATTATTGCAGCCGATCCAATGATCCCGCCTAATGCCTGAAAGGCATTCGCAAGACCGTTCACTTCTTTTTTCTGATTTTTTAATTTATCGGTTGTTTCATCTACTGAATCACTTGTATCTTTAAAAGCTTTTTCATTCTTCTTGGCGGAAGAAGAGGTCATGCCAACAATAGATCTTAACGCCTGCTCATACTGAGAGGTATCTAGGATCATTGAAGAGTATATTGATCCTACAGATGCACCGGTGCTCATGCCAATCCTCCTCGTAATAATCTAAAAACTTCATTTGGCTTAGGTGATTGAACTTCTTTCGCTACTACAGGGTCTCCATAGCTTTCATATTCTCCCCGCAACACAGACGCTTCCCTCTCAAAGTTTTCAATATTTTTGTTTATAGCTTTGATTTGTTCCGGGTATGATGCGACCATCGAGAGCATTCTGTATTTATCGGCTTTTTGTTCGTATTCTTCCGCTAACATCAGTCTTGTTCTCCAGTTGATCCCGTAAATATTCCAGTTATTTATTTCCTCTTCGGAGTAACCTTCTTTTTTAAACTTGGCTTTTTTGATTCTCCAATTAATTTCATTGAGTGCTCTTTTTTTTTACTTTGTTCTCTTTCGTCCGTTATGCCAAGAGATGCTCTTTTAATAGAGGCAAAAAAAAGTTCTCTTTCGTCTCCCTTGACAGAGTCAATCAACTCAATATTCGACTCCCAATCTTTAACATTTAATTTAATAAATCGAGCGTTTAACTGTTTTATTTTTCTTGTTACTTTATCAAAAGACTCCAAGGTCTTATGATCTTCTTCTTTTATCTGTTCGGTCTTAATTATATCGGATACAATAGGCAGCAATTCATTGTATTTATTGATGGTTTTAACTGTTTCATCAGATAACTCATCCAGTTCGATTGAACGAAATGTTCCCGTTGCATCGTTTATTTTGAGAAGGTGACGTTTGTCACCCTCCCAAATTTCAACCTCATATTGGTTAGCAATAAACTTCTTTTGGTTGTTCATTATTTTTCCCAATACAATTTTTCAGCTTCTTCGAGTGTTTTTTTGCAACCAATGAAGTATTTTACTCCATTAATCTCTTTAAACACCGAATATTCGTCAAACTCTTTTCTAATACATCCAGGAGGGATGACTTTTGACTCTTGCTTTTTAAAAGCTTCTTTGATTTCCATTTATCTCTCCTTATGCGTCAAATACCATTGCTGGTAAGTTAGTCGCCATATACTGTGGGATACCGTTCACTCGACGAGTGTCATCTTCGAATATATGGCCTGTTAGCGTTACGCCTTGCTGATCAGTCGAATTCTTGGTTGTAGAAAACACACCTGAGAATGCAACTTTGAAGCAGTCTAAACGATCTTGAGGATCTGCACTAATCTGTGTTCCATCGTACTCAATGATCGCAAGTTGGATAGCGTTTCTTTTAAAATCGTATCCGGTTCTTGATCCAATGGAAGATGCAACGATTAGTCCATTTGAGTCTCGTGTAACATTGACCATGCCCTTGAGTAGCTTATTCAATGACTCTAGCGAAGGTTCCATCAGAGTCAATTCGATCTTCCCGCTGGTTCCAGACGAGTAAACATTCTCAGCAGACTCCCCCCTGTCAGACGATTTGGTTTCCACAGTAGATTCATCAATGCTGACATTGATTCCATCTGGTGCAGTTTTGCCAAGCCACAAACCGTTGAACTTTCTGTAGTTTGTCAGAGCCGGAATATAAACCTCAAGATTTTCGCTCGGATTATTTGGATCTTTCAGGGTCAGCGAGGTATCGGTAGCAATTGCCCCGACCATCGCAAGGATTGGATTAGGCGATACCAACAACTCTATGTAATCTCCTGGCTTGAGATCAGAAAGAAACGTTGTGGATACACCTGTTAGTGTAGAAGACTTAACAATCGGTGGACCCGCCGAACCCGCACTCACTGTCCCAATGAGATCAGGTTGGATTGCAACGTCTGCAAACGCAGCCGCTGGTCCAATCTTCCCGCCTTCTCGCCCCCAGAATTGGAAGCCGTTTTTACTTTTTTGGATAATCATTCGGAATATCCTCCTATCATCATATTAAAGTTAAGTGAGTACTGGTATCTTCCATTTCCAACATCGCCAAGAGGTACTGGTCTATCCACAGGCTGAATATATTGTAATAAAAGATTGCGTTTAGTTTCTTGCGGCTCATGTGTGTTAGGTAAAGCCATCGTATAATTTACCTTATCTCTGTAATAATCATATATAGATGTAGCAACTTCGAGAGCCGTTCTTGCATCAGTGTTCTGTATAACAAGAGAGGCATTGAATATTCCATTTGTATAATATCTTGACTCATTCCCTTGTGGCGGCATAACCAGAATGAAACTTTGTGGGTTTCCTTTGATCGGAAAAGGTATAGCATTCCCTTGTGGGAAGTTTTGTTTTAAATCAAATAGCAAATAATCGGTAATTATGATCATAAGTACAACTTCCTATTTAATCTTTTCCGAATAAATCCCGCTAACAAATCTCTGTATTTGACTCCATTGTTGTATATCTTAGAGGATAAAAACTTGTATCCAACTCCTCCTCTTTTTTCAGACCAGAAACCTGGTTGGAACGGATACTCATGCAATCTCGCAGCGTATTTCATGCTATTCCCGATTCTAACTTCGTATTTTTCCATTCCCGCAGTGTCAATTGGTGCAATTAAATCAGCATCTAATGTCTGTTTTGACTCTTTCCCTGTTGCTCCGCCACTAGGATATTCTCTGGGCTTGATTGGGTCTCTGCCTGTTACAGTGACGGTAAATGCGCCTGTCAAAAATCCATCTAGTATTGGCGTCTTAGGTGATTGCTGCACTGCATCGACTACTACTCGCAATCCGACTTCTTCCAATGAGTCCTTTAATACTGATTCAATATCTCCCGATAACTTTTTAATGCCTGATTCAAATGACTTAGTATTTAATTTATATGATAGACTCATATCCAAACCTCCGTATGATGATGCTTGTCAAATCTGTCTCTAACTTTATACAATTCTAATATTGAGTAAATATCATTTTCATACTCTATCTTATCTGTAGACAATATATCAATGCCAGGTGGTAAAAATATTTTCCATTTTGCAAAGACTTGTTCTCCTTGTCCGTTTTGTCTTGACCGATTGGAAGGCTGTATTCGGATATATTTAATCTCTTTACTCTCTTTATCCGTTACCTTCCCGACCTCATTCATTGTCTCTCTGATTCTAAGCAGCATTTCTTTCACCTAGTATTTGCTCAATCTCAAAATCTGTCAATGGATATGCAAGTAACCTGTGCTTGCAATTCGGATGATATATTGGCTTAGATTCTGCGTTTAATTTCAGTATTGGTTTTCCTTCGAATATTTTCCCCACCAATCTGTCATCAGGTGACAAATAACGACCTTCGAACTGCTCGCATATAGCAGTATCCGTGTTGTGATCTGTCACATAGTACAATTCAACGCCTAACTCATTCCCTGCATCTATAGTTCCTTGAGTCTGTGCATCTGCTACTCTTGTTCTTGCCACTAACTCTGAATAATATTCAAGAGAGAAGGTCATGGGATCACCATTCTTATTTACAATCGTGATAAACTTGCCCTCCGCCAATCTTACTTGTGCGGCTTGCAATGTATTAGCTTGTATATACTTAGGAATTCCTTTTCCTTCCGCAAGCGCTCGTCTAGCTCTTGATATTCTCTCTCTTATCTCCGATGGATTCAGTCTCCTAATCTTAGTAAGATCTGTAGATCCCTTCTCCAAAAACTTCAAATTTAATTCTTTAGCAGACGTTCGGAAATCTCCTTGGTTCATCAGCTGGTCTAAAACTGTTTCTGATATTTGATTTTCTCTCAATATGTCTTGTTTTGATAACTTAAAAATATTTCGTATATAATTCTCTGACGATTCAATTGCTTTCGTATAATCTCTGATTGTATCTCTTGCCAATGTTTCCACTACTGATCTTTGGATCGGGATAACAGGAACACCTAACTTTTTAAATACTGCCAAATAAGAATCTCTGTGAGCTTGTAATATCAGCTGAGACAGTATTCTTGCTTGGTCTTGCAATATTTTATTCAACAACGCTATTATTTCCGACTCTCTCTTTGCAGAGTAATTATAATTTTTCGCTGAATCTTGTATAAGAGACCTAAGAAGTCTTAGATCGTTCTTCGTTAGTTCTCTGAGTATTTTTGACGCCTGAATCCCTGTCATTTTGTAAAAAAGCTCGGTTGAGCCCCCCCAATATAACAGTCGCCTAATATATCTATGATATCTTTTGGGATCGGTTCAACCAATTTACTCCTGTCATACGAAGTGGAAATATCTCCTATCTTTTCCGACAAAATATTCGAATTATTTACATCGGATGAATATCCTTCATAGTATCTGCAAGCAAGCAAAGCTGTTGCGAGCTTCTTAGACTCTGGAATAGGATCGGTCTCACAAGTATTAGATTCGATTATTCTTGTTGATACATTTAAGGATTGTTGTCTTCTTTTTTGATCTTTTAAAAACTGGACAGAATCCTCTACTTTAACATATTGCCATTTTGCTTCAGTTAACTCGATTTCGCCAGCTATCTCTAACTCCCCAGTACTCACTGAAGTTATTCGATAGCTGACTTGATCGATCACTAACAGATCATTGATTTCCAGGAAATCTGTGAGATCACCTGTTCCATCGCCTTCAAGAGTGGATGATATCCCCACGGTTGAGAATGTACCAGACCCATTCACGGCACCAGTTTCCGTAAATGGATCACATCCCAATTCGTTATTTAGAATATTTATTGCTTCTTGAAGGCTTATGATCATGTTATGCGAACGCCCCTTTGATAGTTTGCTTAGGATCAGCCACAGCCGCTCCGTATCTCGCACGACCAACAACAATCTCAGAAGCCGACAAGTTATCAGTAGTTTGATAAGAAGTCAAACTTACTTTATCTCCTCTCTGGATCTTGTTACCTGAAAGAACCAAAATAGCATCTGTTGCAAGAACGGACCCAGAGCTTCGATTGAGATTGTAAGTTGGGTTGATACGAATATTAAACGCTGGAATGTTACCGATCCCGTTTGCTCCACCTAACTGTGGATTTAAAGCATCTGCAATTCTTTGGGCAAGCAACGGTTGACAATACAAATCGTATTGAGCAACAGCAACATCTCCGTATCCAGAGTCCTTGACAGCTAATGCCACATCATTGACCATCTTTGACAATGTGAGTCTGTCTCTCGTAAGCAATGGATCACTGCCCACTCCTTGCCAAGCAACAGATGCGTTGCCATTGGAAGTATCAAATGATGCATCAGTTAACAACCTGTAATGGTTCTTGGACTTAGATGCGAAGAATTGTTGAGCCATTGTCCCAAGCATATCAACCATCTCGGAGAACATTCTGTCCTCTACCATTTCCCAATACCATCCAACTGCATCAGCGTATGTCACAGCCCTAACGTCGATAGAATTTCCATCGAATCGTCTAACTGTAACAGTTCCTCCTTGTGGCAATTGATCGAACACAAATCCACCATTACTAATAGTAACAATAGAGAACGTGCCCTTATTGTTGTCAAAGGTTCGAACCTTGAATGCGTTCTCGTATCTATTGTCCCAATTTGAGACTTTAACGAAAGAGTCAAATGCAAACTGTGGATCAGGAATGTCAGCTGAAGAGGTAAAAGCCTGCAAGTCAGCAACCTTCTTGTCAACGCCTAACTTGGAAACACCTTCCAAGAATGCTTGAACAGCAGTTTGCATGTACTTTCTGGCTCTTTGCCCTTTTTCTGTCCCGAGTCCATTCTTCGCAAGATCGCCTAACGCACCCTGGAAGTTTGGATGAAAAATCATTAAGTGATTTTGGTTCATTTTACAACACCGCCCTTGTTCCGTCGAAATCTTCAACTTCGATCTTGTTCGTGTTAGCCGGATAAGATCTTAACGCATATCCAACAAGCCGTCTCCCGGTGCCTCCGGTCTTATTGACCGTCCCGGTTGGAGTGCCTGCATCATATACAGCATCGCCTGCCGCATAAGTCAATGACCCATCTGCGTCGACTGTGATGCGTTTGGCTCCGTATATAAAGGATACGGTCTGTCCGTCAGACCCTCCGTTTTGATAAAAACCAAGTTTGCTTGCAACTACTTCAGCTAAGCCGGCAGCTTTATCTGCTGAAAGAGGAACAATCATCTCCTTGGTTGTCGAATGCTCAGATGATAATCTGTAAGCCATTTTTCTCTCCTATAGCGAGTGAATCGCATAATTCTTGTTTCGTTTCTCGACACCAGATAGGGAATGAATAACTCCCTCTTTAGATACCTTTGGTTCTTCTGGTGATTTAATATTTTCCGATGGATTTTCCTCGGATATAATTTCGTCTTCTTTTGCTTTATTTGCCATTTTCTATCTCCTCCAATTCTTTTTCCCAGTCTCCATTTGATTCTTTATCCTCACCCGGCTTAGGCGGCTTCTCTCCGCCTTCGCCTGTAAGTATTAAACCGGAATCGACTAGTTTTTTGTATACTCCAAGCTTTGATTCTACAAATTCGTCAAACTTGTGTGAGTTTGGATCGTATTCATCAATAATCGAGTCTAAATATTTTTTATGCGACTCGGTAAGAGACCGGTCTTTCACAATTTGATCGACTTGATTCTTTGCCTTCGTCTTCTCTGTCTCAGTTTTGAGCTGAACATACTCCTTGACTTTTGGTTCGTACTCTTCGATCTTTGTTTTTTGGTCGGACAATACCGGATTGATTTGATCCAATACATACTTCCCAATGACTTTTGAGATTGCAGGGTCTGTCCCTTCTCCATCATATGTGATCTGACCGTTCTCGACCTTAATCTTACCAATCACTTGGTTAGTCGGAAAGATTGCAGTCACTCCCCATCCATTCTCTTTTACAAGTCGCTTAACTTCTTCTAATGTCATAGTTCTATCCTTTCGGTTATTATCTTCCGAGCTCTTATCAGGCTCAAAAAATTGCATCTGTGCTACCATTTCGGCACCTTCAACTCCGGGTATATCTTTACCTTTGATGCCGAGGGCAAGACCTGTGAGCTCCAAGGCTCGGCTAACGATCCCTTTGTCTTTGTGATCTTCAAACTCAATTGAAGCTTCCATTGAGATTACATCGTAATTGTTTGGCTTGTCGCTTGCGACGGCTACATAGTGATGAAGTTTACCGCCTATCTCTTTTAAAGTTGATCCAACTAACTCTCCTACAGGTGTTCTTCCAGTGTGCTCATTGGTCTTCCCATGCCCAAAAAATGCTTGTATTCCTGTCTTCACTTGCGAAGCCAAAGACTCGACAGCTTCTCTCGTCCATTCCAGAGGCTTAGAAGTCAAGCCCAGAAGCTTCGGTCTCGATATACCCTCTTTCGCCAACAGATAAACTTTGACAAATTTACCGCCGACTAGCTTAGGATCGACGATGCTTTTCCAATCAAAATTTGATTGTATATAACCGTTGACGATCACTGCCCCACCCCCATGTTTAATAATGCATTAGATAAGCCGCTGAACTCTGTATCTGTCTCTTCTCTTGCGTTCTCGGCCTCTATACCCGGATCAATTCCGGGGAGCATCTCCTGGAACGTCCGTTTTGTTACAACCTTATTCTGGAATAGCGGTAGATAAGTATCAACTAACAACTGAACCTGCGTCGGCGTTGCATTCGGGAGAACAGCATAAAGTCCGATCGGGTTATAAGCAGTGCCTGTTAGAATATTAGATGCTACGCAATAGGACTTAAATATTTCAGTCCACAATTCTTCATGCTTCCTTCGTTCGATGATCATCGCATTATTTGACTCTGATGCAATCTCTTTACTTGTCGCACGATTACTCATAAGTTCAGGATATAACAAGAAAATAGGGAACCCGGTAAGACTTGATATTCTCTGTGCTCTTACTTGTATATGACGATCCAATGATTCAACCCCTCGCATATCTGCCTGAACGTACTCAAGCTTGGTTCGATACGTCACAAGACCTTCTCCAATTTTCCATCTTCTTGATCTCTTTTCTGATTCTACGCTGGAGCCTTGTGGAGATGCTTCTTCTGCTTTACCGGATAACAATCGTTTCAACTTAGAAAAAAATCCGTCTTCATCTGTGTCAAAATGGGGAGTAGGGTCAGCAAAGAAATGGTTTATATTTGACCATCTTTTTAACTCTTCATCTATCTCTTCAATATCGTTGAGACAATAAGCTATCTTAGGTGGTGCGATAGTCTCGTCAGAATATTCTTCCTGCCCAGCATATTGCATATAGATCAGATAAGGCTTGCGAATCTCTACTTCTCCATCAGAAGAATCATATCGTATGCCAATCACTGTCTCAAACTCATCATAGATAAGTTTATATTTGTACTGGTGCCAAGGTAGAGCACGAAGTCCAAAGCCGTTTGGCTTCTTGTACAATACTATTGCAATCCTGCCTTCTCTCTCTGCTAACTGAGTATATTCGATAAGCTTCTTCTCTAAATTTTCTTCCTCGATCCATGTCTTCAAAGCTTCTACGGTCGATTCCTGACCGGAGATGGAAATTTCGCCGCCTGCAATTATTGAAGCTCGATAGTCGATAAGCAGTCTCGTGATGAGACTGCCCTTAGATTCTAGGAGGAAATATTTGCGTCGTATATTTTTAGTTAATCTTTCATATTCTCCACGTATTGTTTTGTCCTCTTTCTCAACTTCAAACGAAGAAAAAGGAGACGCGGGAAACCGGAAGAATTGAAAAAGCCCTTTAATCATGCCAATATGTCATACTTTCGTTTTAAATTTAAAAGCTGTCAAGTTTTTTTTGGAAAATCCTGCTATTTTGTCAGAATTTATCCAATATTCCGACATCTTCGTCAAATCCTCTTGTTAATTCGTTGAAAGCTGCACTTGCAGCGTCCGCCTGGTCATCGTGTCCATAATCGCTTGGATTGTCAGTCAAGCTCACGAGCTCATCGACAAACTCTTCGTTCCAGTCGCCTTTGACGAGATAAACAATTCCGTTTTGGACAGCAGAAGAAAAGCTCATCCAGCGAATATGTTTTGCGCCGGATTCCTTCTCGACCAATAGCCTATGCCCTGCGAGAAGCTTTTTCATGTCGTCCGCTTCTCCTTTTCCCGCCTGTCCTGGATCTTGAAATAAGACGATGGAAGTTCCTTTGCCATCAGCCTGAGCCGTGGCATGTATCAGCGACCGAATTGAGGCAGATCTTTGTCTTCTACGTTTAACATCCAAGACGTAGAAGTTGCCGTCTGCTCCTTTTGCAATTTTTACACCAGCAGTGTAATCCGGATCTGGGTATTGAGGTGAAGGTTCAGAAGCTGCACGGTCCCAAGCACGGCATACTTTAACAATGCCGGGGAGTCTATTTGATTCTACAATTTTCCCTTCGAAATCTTCTCTGGAAAAAAACATACCAGCCTCCGGTGATATGTCCCAGTCCCCATATCGCCAAGCACGTTTTAAATACTCAGGCAGATTTTCCGTCGCTCTTCTAAGATAATCCGGGTCTTTCTCCACAAGATAAAAATTATCTTCAAACTGGGATGGTATGTATACTCTTGTCCAGCCTTCCTCATCTTTTTGAATTACATTCGGCTTCGAGGTATTAAACCTTGCTTTGATCAATTCGTGTGCAGATCCTCCTGGGTTAGCGGACATTACAAGTCTCGGTGGAACCGAAAAACCCCGCAAAACAGATTTGAGTTTATCAATCCCTTTAAAATTCTTATAGTTTCCAACTTCGTCCAGACCTAACCAGCTGTATTGGTGACCTTGATAGTTGTCAGCATCAGCCTCATTCGAGAGATAACCAAGTTTAAGTGTTGCCCCGCTTGGATGAATATAAGCATTCTTTGAGCCATTAAATGCAAATTTCAACGGCTTCAAAAACTGATTGAAGGTATCATAGCATCCTTCGAGCTCTTTATATGTTTTGCGAAGAAAAAGTCCTCTGGAATTCCCCCTTAGAATCTCAAAATCATTTATGTAATCAAGTATCAGACCGGAAGTTTTCCCTCCACCTCTCGACCCACCAAACAAAATCTCATTGGCGGGACATGCGATAAGTATCGCCTGCTTCTTGGTTAAGTCGATCACTTATTGAATTTCTTCTCCCATTCATCGAAGCTCAGACGAACTGGGGCATTAAGAATCGGTTGGATCTTCTCTCCATCACTGGTATGATCGACATATTCTTTCAGCTTCCCGTAAGCGTCGTCCTTGATAGAGTTCCAGGCGTTAACATTTCCCTTTGTTATAACCTGTGCAATCATAGACAATGCCATCCGCTGTTCGACTGTTAGATTCTCATCCTTCCCGGAGATGGGGTTCTTTGACTTAATAACAGCGTCAAGGAACTCTCTTACGACTGTCGATCTATTCCGTGATCCCTTGGGTCTGCCATTGGGGTTCGGAGACGGATCGCCTTTTTTTAGTCTTTTAAGCCTTCCCCCGTTTCTGCCTATAACGATGTTTTCAGGTTGTTCATCAGGTTTTTTTTTCATAGTTTTTGTAACCATTGCAAATATATTTGATGTGCTATTTGTGCCATCATAACAGGAGGCACAGACATACCTATTAGATATTTAGGATTTACAGATTTGAAATTGTAATCAAGAGGGTAAGAACCGCATAATTTTAATTCTGTTTTTGATAAACGTTTTGGTTCTTCAAATGATATTAATTTTCCAGAGAAAGCTATCGTGTTACAGACGTCAGTATCATATATAAACTTACTATTCCAATTACTTTCTTTGCCTTTTTCTCTTTTATATATATAACCGTAATTCCGGTCTCCTTTTCTTTTCTTATGCCACATTTTTTCATCTAACACTGTCCAACTCATATCAGCGTCTCCTTGAATTCTAATCTCTCCGTAATTTATTGGATGATAATTAAAAAATAAATTCAATTCTGGCATCTCTAAATCCGCCCTTTGACAAATAAAAAATACCCTTTCTCTTTTTTGTGGAACCCCCATAGTAGCAGAATTTAATAAAAATAGTTGCACTTTGTAACCTGCATCCTCAAAACCTGCTTTAATCTTGTGGGCATAACTTTTTGCATTGCCTTGGATTAGCCCTTTTACATTTTCAGCTAAAACTACTTTAGGCTGTAATTTCTTTGCAAGTTCTATATAATGAAAAAATAAATCGTCCAAAATTTGTTTGGCTTGTTCTTCTTTAAATACTTTCTTTTTGCCCCAATCTTTTTCTCTATTGCCTGACATCGAAAAACTTGAGCAAGGAGGAGAGCCGTCAAGTAAATCAAGATTATATAATTCTTTTGGTAAATCTGTTCTTTTGTTAAATTCTCGAATGTCTTCTATATAAAATATTTTAGGATTATGATTGGCTTTATAGACATCGGCAATAGGAAGGTCAATTTCTACGCCTCCAAGATGATCGTATCCAGCAAGCTTATACCCCATTGTTGATCCGCCTTCACAGACAAAAGTGCCAAATACTTTTT